TTAAATCTGAATATTGTTTTGTACCTTGATAGTTTATTATTTCATAATTACCTAAGCTATCTTTATTTTTAATAGGTCTAAATAAAACCGCCATAAGCTTATGAAGTTCATTTACATCTGTTCCATAAGTTGAAATATCTATAAACTCACCTTGTGTAATCTTATCTAAATTAGGCACAAATCCAAATTCAACATCTTTAATATAGAAACGCGGTTTAAATTCAACTGTTTGATTAAGTGCTAAATCAATCTGCTCCACGATATCTTTATAATCAATAGAACTTATAAATTCAATTCGTTTACGCTCTAATCCAGTAAATATTTGAATCTTTCTTTTATTAAAATTATACTCGTCTAAATCCTCTCGTTCCAATAATTCATTGTACAGTTGGAACTGATGTAATGTAATATCTTGTATCGATTCTGGTAAAATAATTTGCATACTATTAAACTATTTATTTTGATTATTGTTATTATCGAATGTCGTGTGTTATATTATTCATTAAATTTCTTTCAATTCCATAGCATGTTAAATCTATATGCTCATCGTGTTTCGCATTTGGAAACGTTCCAACCTGATTTAAAAATGATTCATTCCAATTTCCTTTAATTAATTTTACACGACCACCTTCAATAAATGGAGAACAAGCACGGGCATTTTCAATCTTTGAATTATTTACAAAATCTGTTTTTATTTCAGCTACATTTAATTTGCTTTGTTCGTGTATCATTTGCTTAATTGACTTTCCAGACGCTTTAGGTTCTACTAAGGTTAAACTAATTTTTACCCCTGAGGCACTTATGTGATTTGGAATAAATTTAAGTAATTCTGGTAATTCCATGTATTTATCTATTGAAGAATGTATAATATAATTACTCCCCCATCTTGCTCCTATCTGAAAACCTGTTGGGTCATTTGATGTATTCTTAGTATAGGCTCCATCTATAATTAATTCCCATTTTAAATTAGGCGGTAGTATTGATTTATCAATTACTTCAAACCAATCTTTGCGCCATTCTCCACCTTCCTCTGGAGCAGGCGTCTGCATATATTGACCTGAAAAATTGTAACGATTTGCTTGTCTAATTTGCTCCAATTCATCAAACGAGTGTTTGTCTTCCCATAATGGATTATTGTCTTTGTCTAATGCAGGTAAACATAAATGACTCCATTCCTCACCACTTCCTCCATCTAAAAGAAAACCACTTAAATCTTCTTCATGTAATCGTTGCATAATAATAATTATAGGAGTATCCCTGTCATTTACACGGCTTCTAATTGTATTATTATACCTTTCGTTTACAGAATTTCTACGCGATTCACTACTTGCGTCATCCGGCTTTAATGGGTCATCAATTAATATTGCCCCAGCAAATATTTTACTTTCAGCAACGCCTGCTCCAAAACCTGTAATTGCGCCACCAGAAGCCGTGGCATAAACACCCCCACCGTCTTTATTGAACCATTTTTTTTTACCTTTGGCATCCTTCTTTAACTCCATGCCCCAAAGGTCTTGAAATGCTTCTGACTCAATATATTCTTTTGTTTGGGAACTATTATCCAAGGCTAAATCATCTGAATAACTAAGATGGATAAATTTTGAAGATGAATTTTTAATCAAAGACCACGCAATAAAAAGTTTAATTGCAAGCTCTGTTTTTCCATACCTAGGTGGCATATTAATAATACCACGCTTTACTTCTCCATTAAAAACTTTCATTAAAAACTCAGCTATTAAAACAAAATGAGGCGCAATTATAAAGTTGCGCCTATGGATCTCTTTGTAAATGTATCGTGCAAAAAATAAAAAATCATTCTCGCACTTTACTTTTATAACTTTTTGTTCATTAGTAAGTAGTTTCGAGGCTGTCATTTATTTTTTTTATTTCTTCTGGAAGTAATGTACTTACTATTACATTTGATTGTTGTTGCTTGTTATCTTTTTCATAGCCCCCAAGATGCTTCATGAATTTTTCAATAACATCAAGTTTATTAAGGGTTTTTATTTCTTTGGTGTTTCCTATAAATTCTTTAGCAGCTCCCATACCTTGAAATTCCTCAAATATTTTTAATGAAGAAATCATCTGCCTATGTGCTTTGGGTATGTCGTGAATAGATTTAAGATTATCGTTTTCATCATAAAGCTCTGATATATCAAACTTTATCATATCTGTAAGTACAGAAAGAACATCGTCAATCTTTATTTTATTACGTTCTCTAATTTCGTTTTGTAATTCTTCTATTCGTAGGGTTATAATAGGGTTTTTAAACAACTCTTGGGCGGCTACATTAACGGAATTAGCGCCCATTGAATCAGCATCATAAGCAACTCTATATGCTTCATTTTTATTGCTGTTTTCAATATACGCTTGACAAAATGCTTCTTGTTTTTCAGTTAATTTCATAATTTTAAAATCATTTATTAATTCACTAAATCCTTCAGGATGTTTCGTAGCTTTCATAAACTTTGTCTAATTTATCAATCATAGATATTAAAGGCTTCGGACTACAACTAGCACAAGGCAACCACAATTGTCTATTAAATACACTTGCATATAATTCACAAACATAATTAACTTGCTCTCTATTTATTGTAAGCGTTCTTACTGCTTTAAAATCTTTCCAACTATTATATTCATCTTCAGATAAACATCTTGCTTTAAAACGGTACGGAAATAACTCGTTAAGCTTTTCTTTTCGTTTATCGCATCCACAATCTTTTCCTTCAACAAATATTTGTAACCCTGTAGCGTGAATTAATTTCTCTATTGTATCGCCTAAACCTACCGATGGTTTATTTGCATTTCCAGTAAGTGTAGCTGTACCATCATTATTAAATACTAAACCTTTATCTTTTCTTGGTCTTGCCATTTTATTTTAGATTATCAAGATTTTTTATAAATTCAGAAAGCTGTTCTAATGTATTAAATACATAAATATAGTCACTAACCATACATTGTCTCCTATTTATAGTTAATATAAATCCATTTTTTACTCTTTCTACATCAAAATTAGTAAATGATATCTCTGTTTCTTCTTTCATAATTATTTCTTTTTATTTTTCAAACGTTTGTTTTTATATAAATCTATATCATTTCCTAAAATTGTTTTTCTTGCCTTATCTAATTCTCTATGTATTAAACCGTAATTAATATATGGATATTTTTCTGAAATTTGTCTAACTGATAAATCATAACTTTCTTTTAACAATCCATTTTGTAAATAAGATAGTTTTTCGCACTCATCAATTATATATTGCTCGTAATCGTTAGGCTCAAAAGTATTATTATTTTCTGATATATTAAAAAAGTTATCAATTGAAACTTCATTGTTTTTTTTTATGTAGTCTAAAAATAAATTTTTTATAGTTCTGATAACATAAAAATCATTTATATCTTTTTGGCAGTCATATAGTTTTAAATACATATCATTAACTAAATCATCAGATAACATTTTATCCTTGCATATAATCAAAGCTGTTTTTCTCCAGAATGAATCTTTTAAGGCAAGTTCTTGAATCATATTAATTTAGTTAAAAACAACCCACTAACATACTTTAGTCAAATTTCTGCAAGCGGGATAAATTATGAATATTCAAAGTTAGTGAATATTATTTAAATTTAGTTATTAATTCATTAAGTTTTTCCAATGGAACTTTTTCCCATTTGTTTTCTTTATTCAAGAAACATAGTTTTGCTTTTAATCCAGTAGGCTTACCACTATAATAAAAAGCTCTATTGTATCGAATATAAGTTTCTTTACCATAATTTAAGAATAATTCCTATGAAGCATAATCACGTTTTTTACCAGTGCTTTTATCTGTAACAGCATCTACTAAATATAATCTAAATACCATACCTATATAATTTTTCTCCCTAATTGTTCCTCAGCTTCTTCTTTGGTAATTGTTGGGGTTATTGATGCATATATTCCGTTATTAAAAATAACCACGCCTCCATACCATAAGACATTATTTACTCCTAAAACAAAATCAGGATATTCTCCTTGTATCATTTCATTCGAAATAGCATGTATTTTGTCAACATAATCCCCTACTTTGTAGCCAATTCTTTTAGCTTCTTTCTTCAAAGCTTCAAACACTTCTTGTTCTGTGGCTGGTATTAAGTATTCTTTTGCTATTGAATTGCATAGATAAATTCGACCTGAATTATCTTTAATATTTAAAAAATTTCCGTTTTTATCAAATCCATATCTATATAAATTTCCTTCTTTATCTATTGATTTTGGATAAATTAAACTTTTAGAATGTCTTTTATTTTTATAATGAATATTAAATTTAAAATTCTCTTTAAACACATCAGGAAACACTTCTTTCAAAGTTTTATCTGCATTTTCTTTAATAAATTTATTTGTAATTTTCATTGGTTTTTCTTTGTATGAAATTATTTTTGCGTAGCCTTTATTTTCAGTCCATATACTATAAAAATAATTATCCATTTCTATATAATATGCTCTAACATCAAAACTAATTTTATTTAAATCAATTTTTACTAATTCTCCATAACACGATTCAACTTCTTTAGCATCTTTAAAATACTCTTTTACTTCTTCTAGCGTAGGTGTTTTCATTATTTCCAAGTTGTTTCGTTAGGAGCAAAGGACTCTCCTCCGCTTAATAATTCTGTAATTGTATCAGACAATACCCATAGGATAAAGATTCCGATTAGTAATAGTAATGTTGTCATGGCTTTATTATTTACAGTTAAAAAATTCTTTAAAAAACATCAAAAGAAGGTCTTTGTAGTTTACATCAGCAGCAGCATAAGCATCAGCATCAGCAGCAGCATAAGCAGCAGCATCAGCATCAGCAGCATAAGAAGCAGCATAAGCAGATCGCTTAAATTCTTCTAATTTATCTATACTTATTTCGTTGTTTAAATATAATTTATCTGCTTCAATTGCTTTTCGTGGAGCGCTATTATTTGGATATTTATTTTCGTAAATCGGTAGAACAACCAAAGCGCATCCAATATCGAATTTTCTTTTTTCATTAAAAGACAAATCACATGAATTTCGAATAAACCAAGATTTATCTTTTAATGATATTTCAGATTCCAAAATCGATTTAATGGTTATTGTGTCAGTACTCATGAAAGGCAAAGAGTCTAATTTTTGTCTAGAATAACATCCTTTTCTTTGTAACATTTCTTCTTTTGTAAAACTTGTTGTCATAATTTATATTTTTTATTAATTTTCAATATTCAAAGATAAGTATTATTTTAATACAATCTACAATTTTGTAGATTAATTTTCAATTAAATTGTTCCTCCATTAATTTCTGATAGTTTTTCTTTTAAAAATTCTAATCTATCAGGGTCTTTTTTCGATACCATCAACGAAACATATTCTTTATGAAGTTCCGACATTGGTATTGTTTTATACTTAGAACAGTTAAAATACCCATTCTTACTATTTTTAGCACACACCTCGTTTTTGAAGTGTGTGCAGTTAGTACATAACTTTTTCATGATTCAAACATGTCTAATTGATTAACTGTTAATTTTTCTAGTTCTTTTAAAACATCTTCCTTTTTGTCAATATCTCTTTGTATTTTATTCCTTTTGTACTTCAATTTTTTTATTTCAGCACGCAAATAAACTATCCTATCAATTAAATCTTTCATAACTATAATTTTTTAAATAATTTAATCGAAGTCTTTTTTATACCGATTGGTGTTTCATTTCCATTATGAGCCACTAATGTTAGTAACATAAAAGAATGTTTAGTTTGTAATTCATCATAGATGTATTGTACACTTTCTTTTACTGTTAGGTTTTCATAACCTTTAATTGTTGTTTTTACTGCTGTTTTCATAATTATTTTTATTTAGTTTTAATTAACATTTTTACATCCTCTATTAAATAAACGGTTCTCGATAAGTGACAAAATACACCGCCACCGTTTAAGCTTATTTTACGTTTTAAATTCTTAGCGCGTTCACCTGTTAGTTTCATTGCGTCTTTTGAGTAAATATGTATCGATTCATCAAATTTATGATTTGGCAGTGGTTCGCGTCCTTTGTAATTATCAAGCTGCCTTTCTTGCTCTTTTTTAAATCCAGTTATAGGATGTGTGTTTGTGTTGTAGAAGTCTGTGCACATGGTTATAGGTTTTCTATTTCTTTTATAATTTCTTTTTCTTCATCTATTAAATTTTGCAGTCTAAACAAATAAACTTTTTCATCTTGAATCATATCACAAGAGCGTAAATTAAACAATAATTCTCTTAAGGAATGATATTCGTTTTTAACTGCTATTAATGCGCATTCTTTCATATCAGGAAATTTATTTTCTAATAGTATTTCAGTATCATAATGACAATCCCATCCAGTTACTAGATTTTCATATTTAAACACTAACTCTTTTGCTTTTTCTTTAGGTGTCATAATTTTTGTTTTTATAGTTTATCTGTTTTTCATATACCAATTAATCAACGCTTTTATATCTTCAAATTCCCATTTAAAGAAACATAAATAACCTTTTTCAGATAGTTCATTCATTGATTTTTGTTGCGCTTCTAAATGGTCGTTTTTCAACAAAGTAATACTATCTTTTCTTAAATCGGCTTTCATTGGGGCTTATATTGGAGGTGATGCAAATTTGCTTTTTGGAAATATAAAAAGTCACAGAAAGCATGATTGGACTATTTTAGACTTTGATACGGAACAAGGTAAATACTATTCGCAAAGAACATTTAGAAGGGTTCAAGACATAACTCAAAGACAATATGAGAATTATCATTGTTACGCTACTCGTCAACTAACATCTAATCAAAGATTGCATCTAATTGACTATTGTTTAAAGAATCAAAAGGTACTTTATAAACAGCCAGTTAAGCTAGTTTCAATTGATGGAATTGCCGATTTAGTTGATAATACGAATGACATTGTAATGAGTAAAGAAGCTAGTGACTATGTATTAAGATGGACGTACGATTATAATATTCATATTACAACTGTAATACATAAATCAGGACTTACTGGAAAACCTTTAGGGCATTTAGGAACTTACATTTTAAAGAAAGCTGAAAGCGTTATAGATCTAGAAATAAACGAGGATAAAACAATTACAGTTTCAAATCCTTATTCTCGCGGATATTCTTTTGAATCTTTTACTTTTGATGTTAATAGCGATAGTTTACCTTATTTAATTGAATAAAATTTAAATTATGACACACCACGAATATATTTTACAAAAAGCAGTTTGCAGATTTTTAGAAGTTCAATATCCGAAAGTATTATTTTTAAGTGATACTATTGGAAATGTTAAACTAAATGAATCACAAGCAATTAGAAATAAAGCAATTCAGAAAACAGATTTTAAATGTCCTGATTTACTTATTTTAGAACCTAATAAGTTTTTTAAAGGCTTATTTATAGAATTAAAAATTAAAAGTCCGTTTAAAAAAGATGGGGTTACTTTATTAAAAAACGACCATTTAGAAGCACAACAAAAATCAATGAATGAACTATCTGAAAAGGGATATTTGTGTTTATTTAAATGGGAATTTGAAGATATAAAAGCATTGATAAATTGGTATATGAAAAACAGATAAACTATAAAAACAAAAATTATGACACCTAAAGAAAAAGCAAAAGAGTTAGTAAATAAATTTATAGATATTGTTTACTCTCCAAATAACTTAGAACATATTATAGCAAAAGATTGCGCTATAATAACTGTTTATGAAATAATTAAAAATGACAATGAAAATTACGGAATGAATGGATATGTTTTAGAATATTGGCAAGAAGTAAAACAAGAAATTGAAAAACTTTAACCATGTGCACAGACTTCTACAACACAAACACACATCCTATAACAGGATTTAAAAAAGAGCA